GATGATGGGCAAGAGGGCTCCTTATCGGTGCATGATGCAGCGCGCCGGCACGTCGCTTGCTTTGGAGAGGTTCCAGACCGAACAGGGCGCATAGGCCCTGGTGGCGATGAAACCCAGGGTGAGGGTGATCAGCAGAAATGCGGCAGCAAGGTGCTTCACTACGGTGCAACCCTTCCGTGCTTCTCATATGCGGCATGGGTAAGCGGCATGTAGGCCGAGAAGACGGCCTCCATCTGGTCTGCAACCATGCTGATTTCCTCCTGTGGGAAGGAGGGGAAAACAGCGTTCTTGCGCTTGGTACGCAGCCCAAGAAAGTGCATGAGCGAGCGAGCGTTACAGGTCGCGTAGAAGCTGGTGAAGATGTTCACCGGCAGCACCATGCGGGACACTTCACGGGCAACACCGAGATCCAGCAGCCGCTTGTACGTGTTGTAAGCCTCGGTACTGATTCGCTCGATATCACCGCTCACGGCACGCTGTTGCTTGTAGTCCCCGGCAACGAACTCGTACTTACCGGCCTTGCCGATCTGCCGCAGGGGACGACCGTCCGCGGGCTTGTAGAAGACCGGCTCCAACTCCTTGTAACGCCCGCTCTCCTCGTTGTAAGACCATCCCGCCCTGTGGCGCATGAATTCCCGAGCCACGAAAATTGGAGCTTCGATCAGGAAAGTGAAGCTGGTGTGCTCGAAGGGCGAACCGTGACGGTCTCGCATAAGGAAGTTGATCAGGCCCTCAACGGGAAGGTCAGCATCAAAGCCAACTGACTCGGCGCCAAGCGTCGAGACACGAGCGGCCATCGTCACATCGTGGTCATAGGCATCTGACTTGACGAGACTGACACCAACGTCAGACCGGAATTCCATGTTTCTCCCAAGCAAAAGGGGCGCCGAGTCAAACCCGACGCCCCATCAACAGCGTGCGACTTACTTGTTGGCCTTGAACTCGCCGTTCTTCTGCTTCCAAAGCGGCTCGCACTTGTCACCATCGGGGCCATCGCAGAACAGGGCCGTCCAATTGGCCTTCTGCACCAGGCTTCGGCCGTGCGGGCAGTCGTCGCCGGCCGTCTTCGGCGTAGGCGAGTCCTTGCGCTCGACCTTGCCGCCGTTGAACCGCTTCGGGGCAGACCCGCCACCGGGATTGCCACCGCCGCCCTTGTACTGGCTGCGGGTGTAGTCGGCCGCCTTCGAGGTGAGATCGATCAGGCCCTCAGCCTTGAGCGCGGTCAGCAGCTCGGCGCCGCGCTGGGCAGTCTCCTCAGCGGAGTGACCCCAAACGGTCGGGGTCAGCCACTCCGCGTCAAAGCCATTGCCGGCCTTCAGCGTGAAACCGATCTTGAAAGGTGCGGGGCCTTCAGGGGCAGCAGTCACAGGCTTGTTCTCCTTCTTCGGTGTTTCAGGGGCCTCATCCCAAGGGGAGCGTTCGTCAAATGGGTCCGGATAGGTCACTCGGGGTCCCTTCCTCTATTTCCATAGTGCGGTACTGGCGTCGCAGTTTCAAGTTTTAGCCGCTGTGACGGCTTTCACTTGCATTACTCAGATAGGGCATGCGCCACTGGCGCAAATCTCATCAAAACCGGTGTCTTCGGTCTCGATGCCGAGACGGGCAGCCATCACGATGTACTGCTCTCGCGTGATCCGCTCGTACGGCGCCTGAGCCCGGCTCATCTCCGGGAAGACGGTGCTGCCCTTCAGCCGCGGCATGTACTCCAACAAGATCGCCGCTACGTCCTCCACCGTGTACCGCTCAGGGTCCACGGAGGCCGTGTAACTCACCGCCTGGTCCGCCCAGCACCTCTGATAGAGGGCCTGGACCTCAAGCATGTCCTCCAGAGACAGCATCCCGGCGTGCTCGATCACGGACGGGTCCATGACCTGACCCACCAGCGGGTCACGAGTCGGGATGGCGACTACGGCCGTGTTCGCCGCGTAGACGCACGGCTCGACGTGATAGCCGGCCTCTCGGTACTCCTCCACCTTTCGCGCCTCTTCCGGCTCCACCAGAGAAAACCGGATACGACGAACGAAGTAGTCGCTGAAAGGAGCATGGATGCCCTCCCCGGAGACGCCTGCAACCTTGCTGATCGTCCCCGTGGGGGCGATGACACGCTTCTTGATCGGGACGGGAATCCGCATCTCGTTGGCGTAGTCGATCGCAGCCGCGTCCACCTCATCGGCCAGCAGCTCAAGCGTCCGCTGAATCTGCCAACTGCCCGCAGCCTCCGAATACTTGAGCCCGTTCTTTGCGACGAAGTCCGCGAACCCGAGATGTCCCACACCAATGCGGCGGTATCGAGAGATGGCCGCCTCGCTCTTCGGGTCAGCCACCGCGGCACAGGTCGCACGGATCAGGTACCGGGTCACCAGTCGGTGAGCCTCAAGCAGGCCCTCCGAGTCGACGTTCCCAGCCTCGTCCACGAACGCACCGAGGTTCACCGACCCGAGATTGCACGGCTCAGCAGGCGTCAGCAGGGCCTCACCACACGGGTTCGTCGTGTAGACCCCATCGACCTCACCCACAGCACTCAGGGAGCTGTTCCAGAAGCCAGGTTCACCGTTCGAGACAGCACCCTGAGCAAGGCTCTGAAGAACCAGCTCGGCACCCATGTGACCGTTCGCCGCGGCCTCGATGAACTCGTCATCGATCTCGATGCTGATGTTCGTCGTCCAATGACGGGCCATGTCCGCCTTCGCGGCCAGGAACTCGTCAATCTGCGGATCGTCCCACCTCATGATGCTCATGCGGGCCGAACGTCGGACACCGCCAGAGACGATGCACCGGGCAATCTCGTGGTCGATCTCCATAGCCGCAATGCCACTGAGAGGCGCGTACTCGACCGGGCCGAAGACCGACTGAGTCAGGATCTTCCCGACCTCAATCAGCATCTCAGCGAACGGAGCGGGGCCCGATGCCGTGCCGCCGAACGACCGCAGCGGAGCACCCTTGTGCCGGACTCGGGTCACGTCGTACACGCGGTCCTGGTGCCGGGTCTGAGGGTCGTGAGCCGTGCGGATCAGATCACCGAGGGCAGCAGCCCAGCCCTCCCGAGAGTCCTCCACACCGAAGGCGCCTGCCCACGTGTAGCTGTACTCAGTAGAGAGGAGACCGGCCTCCATCATGTCCAGATAGTCAGGGTGCGAAGGGTCGCACACGACGTGCACCGTCACCGGGCTGACGACGGCCGGAAAGTCGGCAAGGTAGTGGTTGCTGTAGTTGGCTCCGACACCGCCACCCTCGGCAAGTCTCAACAGGGTGAAGGTGAAGTGTTCGGCCGGGTCCTCTCGGTACCAGCCCGCGGCCCAACAGTTGTTCAGCGCGTAGTCATTGACGCCACTGCTCTTGAGATGGCGCCCCGCGGGCATGATCTTCCATGCCTCGATCAGCTCGACCAGGCGCTCAGCCTCACCGGGCTCGATGTAGCGGGGCTCGACCAGGGCCACGTTGCCGGCCACCACTCGACGTACAGTCTCAGGCCAGGTCTCCAGCTCACCGTTCGGCTTCTCTCGCCGATAGGTTCGCTCGTAAACAGTCTTAGCAGTTTCGGTCTTCCAGTTAGTCAGGGTCTTACCTTCCCGTCCGTATGCCTCGGTTCATTTCCGCGGTGAGGGCGTCGATGGCCCGGTATCCGCGCCTCATGTCAGCGTCGTTCACGGGAGTCATCCCGTAGACGAAGTGCCGCATGATTGCCTCTTGGTAATCCTTGTTTAGGCGCCTGATGGACTTCTCGGCGTCCATCCGCGCAGACAGGATGTTGTCGGTGATGACGCACCTGGTCAGGTCGTCTTTCTTGCCGATCTGGTCAGCCACCTCGGCGTCTGTGTAGACGAACGACCGCATCACACCCCGAACCTCGTCAGGGGTATAGAAGTACTGATCGTCCATGAGATCGAGGTAAGCCCGTTCCTTGGCGGCATACCGTCGACCAGCGGTGTAGAAGATCTTCCGAAGAATCTCCTCGTTGCCCTGATATCCGGCGATGATGTGCTGTTCCTGAACTGCGTGAAGCATGATCTCTTGCTTCACGTCGTCGGCCTCCACGATCGTCCACTTAGCCGCGATCTCGTATGCGATCTTCTCGGCCAGCGGCTCAAGGGCCTCCCAGTTGATTTCCGTCATGCAGCGTCCTTGCTAACGAACTGGCCCTTCGGCCCGCGCTGGATCTTTCCGTACCGCTCGCCCTCCACAACAAAGGAGCCATCTCGGCGAATGTCAACGGTCACTGGGGAAACGTCGTGGTCACCGACATAGAGAATTCCGAATCCGGCTTGCCAGTTGGCCACTGCACCGGGGCCCAGATATTGAGCGAGCCGCGGATTCATCATGTGACCAACCTCCATGCCCCATCGCATCCCCCCAAGGTGAGATGCACCCTGACGGCGGATTCCAAGGCGGTGGGTGTGTCCCATCACGACGTTCTTTACGGCCTTGTCTGCGTGCCCGTATGCAGTGCTGCCAGCGATGTTGGACATGCCCTTGATCTCGTGACCGTGGATAAGTGCCGTGTCCGGCCCCACCTTGTGGAACGCCGGCGTGAGGCTGATACCGAAGCCGTCGAAGTCCAGCAGCCGGGAGAAATGGAAGTCGTCGGCATACTCTGCCAGTGCAGGCGCTTTGGCTGCGAGGTACTTCCGCGGCCGAAGGTCGTGATTCCCTTCCAGGATGCCGAAGGGGCCGCTATACACGGCCCGGATCGGCTCGAAGACCGCCCGCTTAGTCTTCTCCGATTCCTTCTTGACCTGCTGACTGTATTCTCGCCGAGTTCCCTCGTTCCACTTGCTGGGGGTCTCGTAGTCATTCAGGTCACCGATCTGGTACAGCTCATCCGGCTGCCAGTCACCAATGAAGTTGATGACGTTCTTCAGCGCCTTCGGATCGTGGTACGGGATCTGAAGATCAGAGACGACTACAACTCGCTTCACTTGGCCCCCACTTCGAGCTTCAGCAGCTCGGCCAGGAAGGTGAGCGGGTCAGTCTGGACCTCGACATACCGCTTGTGGCTGTTTTCGGTGGTCGTGTACCAGGTGGTCAGCTCCAGGTAATCCGGGTCGCTGCCCCATCCGCAGGTGTCACACCCACTGCTGTAGCCAGTGCGCATCGCCCAGTCGTCTTCATCGATCAGAGCCGTCTTGGCCTCGATACCCCGATTGACTTCGAGCCACTTGATTATGAGAGCCTGAATTCGCTCTTCAACGGTCACTTATCGGCCTCCAGGCGCTCTATCTCTCGGTTGATGTACCAGGCCGCCTTACGCAGGTCCGTAAGCGGCTCGTCGTGCTTGTGGCCGGCGCGCATGATGTACTTCAGCGCGTTGCCAAGGGTGAAGTTGAAAAGCTCCGTGATGTCGATGACCTCGACGCCGTTGGGGAGCCAGGTGTAATGCGACGGGTGATTCACCGCGTCGTCCGGCTTCTCGTCGCCGCCCAGCGACGACAGCTCGTCACCAGCAAAGGCGAGGGGCAGACCGCTTGCGAACGTCACCTCGTAGGGGAAGTCGTCGCCCTCGTGAATGTTCGTGATGACAGCCCGCTCACCCTTGAACTGCCGTGTGTAGATCGTGGACGGGCGAGAGATGGTGACGATCTGACCAAGCTCGAAGCTCACACGGCCTCCAGCTCGTCATCCTCGAAGAACGCGCCCAGGGCATCGAATCCGCCGTCAGGGTTGTCCAGAAGAACCGAGGTGGCCTCCTCGACCTGGGCATAGTTCACGCGCTCGACGGTGCCTGTGAGGCCGGCAGTCCCGTCCGAGACACTGGCCTTCACTCGGACGCGCGTTCCGGGCTTCCATATCGACTTCACAGGCCGATCCTTTCTCGCAGGGCAGCAGCCCCGTACTCATGAAGGAATGAATTGGTGTCGTGCCCGTCAGGGAGAACGATGACCTTGGCATTGGGGAGAAGGGCGGCAAGTTTCTCGGCCGCCTTGATTCCTGGCTCGTCTCCGTCAGCGATCACGTAAACGGTCTCGAATCCGACCAGGGGAGGGATGAAATGATCCCGCCATGCGCCGGTGCCTTGGTATGCGATGGCCGGCACCCCGACGGATTCCCAGATCGCTGCGTCGAACTCGCCTTCCGTGACAACGATGAACGGGCTGTCGGTGATGAGGGCCGTTGTGTTGAAGAGCCGGGGTGCGTCACCGGGGAGACCCCAGTACTTCCCGTACCACTTCTTGTGGCTGTCGTGGTTTTCCTTGCGGGTAGGGGCGAAGTATTTACCTGCCTCGTCCTTCACGCATTCGTCAGCGATACATCTGAATCGCACGGTAGCGACGCCATGTGCCCCGCCTGCCGGACGCATATACGGGAGAACCAGCATTCCCGTTCTCTGCTCATGACCAGTCAGCGCCGAACCGACGTACCCGAGACGGAACTTCTCGGCCACGTCTCCCAGGCCGCGGGCCTTGATGTACTCCTCGGCCGGACTCCCCTTGAACTGCTGGAAGTACGTCCGAGCCGCCTCCACCGAACCGTTCATGTGCCCAAAGCTGAGCTTTTCGGAAGCCAAGTCCCTCCTCTCGCATTACAACGTCTATCGAGTCTTCAGAGACATCGCAGACGAAACAGTTCCATCGCTGCTTCTCGGTATTCACTGAGGCGCTGGGATTCTCGTCAACGTGAAGCGGGCAGGGGATCTTGGACCACCCTGCCCGCGTCTTAACGTCTATTCCGTAGTAGTGCTTCAGCACCTCAGTAATTGGTGGCCTAACGACCGCTTGCGGGTGCCGGCTGGTCACCGATCCGCCTCACGTGAACGGGAAAGTGGTACTGGCGGTTCGCGCAGCCCATGTATTCCTTGTCGCCGCGCCACTTGCGGTAGTCGAACTTGATGCTCGCCTCAGACATCGTCTGCCTCTCGGTTATCCACGTGGTACCGCGGCCCGAGCAATCGGGACGCTGGAGGGTCTTCTAGATAAGCGGCTGCATTGCGCAGAATTTCGGGATCGTCCTTGGCGTACGGGAGGATCTTCCGGTTACAGGCCCGGCAGGTGAGTCCGCGTACGAGGCCGGTTTTGTGGTCGTGGTCTACATCGAGCCGGTATCGCCTCGGCTCTGCGCAGATGGCACAGACCTTGCCTTGATACTCGAAGAGGGCCTGATATTCCCCAGGCTCTAGGCCGTAGGTATTGGTCACACGGGCTTCGTGTGATGCAGCCCTTCGAGTCGACTTCCTACAGGTCGAGCACACCCGACCCTTCGGGGTGAAGAACTTCTCCGCACGGTTCTTCTCGCATTTCGTGCAGCGCCGGTATCCGGCGCGAGGGTTAGGCACGCGGCCTCAGAGCCGCCTCAAGCTTGAGCTGGTCCTTGAGAGAGACAGCCTCATCGGCAAGGCTCTGGAGATGAGAGAGGGGGAGGACTTCCCATGTCGGCCCGGATTCGGTCGGCATCGACACCGCGACGACCTGAGCGGCGCTGTAGCGAGTGTGGAACTTCAGTTCCTTCGCCAGACGGTAGACCCGCATTCGCTTCGCATTCTCAACCGTGAGAACGAGAGCGACTACACCCCCACCGGCCTTCTGAATCTGATTGCCCGAGATCTGCGGGTTCTCATTGAGAAGAACATCCACGATTTCGCGCTTGAGGTCGTACCCGCAAGTTCGGCTCATTTCCCCTCCCCTTTCCTATTACCAACATAGATCGCGGGCGTCGCAGTTTCAAGTTCTGGAAGCCTCGATTCCGTGTGACGTAGATTACTTAGAGGCCGACTGCCACGTCCGTGAGCTGCATGTTCACCTTGTTGAACTCGTAGGACGAGAAGGTTTGCCCAGATGAGTCCTCGAAACCTTCCCGGTTCTTCACCGGGGAGACGTGGAGGATTCTCCCGTCCATGCCGTCGATTTCCTTATGGATCGTCAGAATCACATTCGGGACACGGCCGATCTTGCCCTTGGTCCCCGAGAGCGGAATGGGCTGGAGGCCATCGGAGTACTCACCCGTGACGTGGTGCAGGGACAGGACGTGAGACTTGGTGACCCGAGCCATGTCAGACATGTACTCGCACATGGCTTCCAGGCCGAACGTGAAGCTCTCGGCGCTGTCGTTCGGCGAATCCCCCGCAACGTTGGTGATGTTGTCCACCACGATCAGGTGAGGGAAGATCCCGAACACCTCTCGATAGGCCATGAGGTCCAGCTCGATCACCTTCGGCGTAGGCCGGGCGTCGTAGTTGAACCGAATCCACCAACGCTTGGCGAGGATCTTGATGTACTCCCCGAACTCGTCCTTCAGGAGACGCCTCTTCACGTCACGGATGTTGTCGCCCGTGAGGATGGCCGTGGCCCTGGTGAGCTGGGTAGCGGCGTTACTGTCGGCGCTGTAGTACATCACCGGGATGTTCCCGTACAGCGCCAGGTTCAGAGCGAACAGCGACTTGCCTGTGCCGGGTCCGGCAGCGACGAGCGAGAACTCACCGCGCCGGAACTCGACCTCATGCTTCGCCAGGCCCACAAATGGAGAAGGGAGCGGTTCGCCTGCCGCTCCCTTGACCAACACCGACTGTGGAAGGCTGTAGATGGTGGTTCTCCTTAGTCGTGCTCGTAGTGCTCAACCTCGATGCCGTCCTTGCGAACGGTCACCAGGGCGTGATCCCCGAAGGCGTTGAGAAGGGCCGACTCGTATTCCCCGCTGGTGATGGCCTCGTTGAGGGCCTTCACGCGGCGATAGCGGGCCTCGTCCGGCCCCTCGTAGCCGGTCTCGACGTACTCACGGTTCGGCCACTCTCCGCGGTACTCGTAGTTCATCCGACCGAGGCTCGGATGGCCCCAGAGGGCAAGGTCGTAGTCGTCGTACTCGCCGTCTTCGTTGTCCACCTCTTCCGTGGTGCGAACCCAGATCTCACCCACACCGAACTCACAGACATCGCCATCGTTGAAATAGGGCGTGTACTGGGACCAACCGAACTCGGTGATGGTCGGGTCGTTCAGGAGGGCCTGAAGGAGCGGGGCCAGGTCCTCAACGGGCTTCTGGTCCACGCGAGAAGAGCCCACACGCAGCTCCCCCGAGACAGGCATACCGAGAAAATTCGACTTCACAAGGTTGGTCATTCAGCGGCTCCAGGCTGATTGAGGAGAAGGGTGGCCAAGGGAACTTCCTTACGCTTCGAGCCGGACATCCAGCCCTCGACAGGCATTCCCTTGATGTAGTCGGCCGGCGAAGGGAGCCAGCCCAGGTCTTCGATGATGTGGCGCTCGGCAATAAGCCGGGTCGGGACCTTCACAATCCGGTCCCCCTTCGGCACGTCGAGCGTGACGCCAAAGACGCGCTGTACGAGCCACACGCCTTCCGTGTGGTGGTAGATGGACCGGTGGCGGACATCGCCCAAAATCTTCTTCGAGGAGTCGATGAACTCTTCTATCGGCAAGTACAACTCAGGTTCGCCGCCCCATTTGCGGGCCGCGGAAACTGCGTGGTGCCAGCTATTGATGTCGTGCTCCTTTCCCTACTTCCATAGATACAGGGCCCGCGTCGCAGTTTCAAGTTTTCTTCGAAAAAAATATGCACGCGTGCGACACGTCGCAGAACCGGCAGTCGTAGCCGGGGTTCGCCGGGAAGTCCCCGCGCTTCACTCCCGCGTCCATGTCGGCATACCGCTGCCCGATCTCGCCCTCAGACACCTCGGCCACCTTCACCGGCCGGGACAGCTTGCCCGTCTTGGCGAGGTACCAGTCAGCCAGCTCGACGTTCACGCCCCACTGCTTCCGCATCGCCACGGCGTACGACTGCAACTGAAACTTGCTCTTCATGCTGCCCGTCTTGAGGTCCCGAACCCTCACAGTTCCCTCACCCTCATCTAGGGCCTGGTCGATGAAGCCGCGCACCTTGACGCCGCCCAGCTCGACCATGAAGGACAGCTCCAGTGCCGGCGTCTCGTCCGGCTCCTTCCAGATGGCCGGCTCGTTCTTGAGGCTCCACTCGACGTAGGCCCGCGTGTGCTCCAGCCCCAGGAAGTAGCGGCGCTCGATGTCCTCTCCCCCCGTGTAGCGGCCCGCAGCCAGCCACACGTCAGTGTTGGGCTCCTTCTCCAGGGCTGCGTTCGTCAGGGCGGTGTACTCGTCGTGGAAGACCTCTGCGACCTCTTCGGCCCCCAACGCACGAGACGACCTCTCGAACGCCTCAGCGGCGCTGTGAAAGGCCGTCCCGTGGTGGCTCCAGGCCGCGGGCCTCGGAGTCACACGCTCACCCCGTTGGAGCCAGTAGCGCCACCCACACTTCTCGTACTGCTCGGTCTGACTGACACTTCTCGGCTGCGTCTCAATGCTCAAGTATGTGCCTCGCATATCGAATGATCTTGAATGAACTACTGCCGTCGAGCTGGGGATGGGGTCGATCGAAGCTCAGGTGCTCCAGCTCGACGACGTTTCCGAACCCCGCGCACCGAACCTCAATACTGATGAGCCGGGCCGCGGCCTCGTCACCCACCTGATCGGACATGATCACGTCCAGGTACTCGACCACGTAGTTGGGCGCCCCAGCAGGCTTCGCCCGCGTGTGGATGAGCAGAAGGCCCCAGACTTCGTCGTCCTCCGTGCACTTGATGTCCGTGCTCTTGTTGATCAGGTCATGCAGCTCCTTACGGAGCGCGCGCTCGCTCTCGACGGAGGCCAGGAACTCACTGAGAGTGGCGCCGCGCTTGAGTCCGTAGAGATCCGGGATGGCGTGCTCATGCGGGACATCTTCCTTGTCGCGCACATGAGGTGTATGGCTACCCAGGACCGCCTTCGGGATCGCGCCCGAGTCTTCGACTCCCAGCTCAAGCGTCATTACGCTCCCCAAGCCCCAACCCCCTGCGGGGGTCCTGTCCGTCACGTGGTAGGGAGCCGTTGTGAAGCTCCTGTGAATCAACGTAGCAAGGTTAGGAACGCGTTAAAACCCCGAGTTTCCGCAGGTGAGACCGCATGACGTGTTCGGTGTCACATACAACCGCCTTACTGATCTTGAAACTGTGACGCTGGGCGATCAAGGTTGGTGCCAATCGGGCAGTACGGACACCTACGGATGAGTAGCTTCCGCTTGTGACTACAGTGCGTGATCAGTCAAGGAAGTCTAAAAGTACAAGACGCAACCACGCCCGTACGGTAATGCCGAACGGCGTTCGGGCATGAAAAAACCTCCCGCCACCTTTGGTGTGGGAGGTCCAAGTCAAACGAAGTCTAATCCTCGGGCTCGTGCGGGAGGTTCAGCGCGGCCAGAAGCTCCCCCTTGGGCAGCTCGCGGCCCTCGGGCCAGCGGATGACCATACGTCCGTCTGAGGGCTCGCGAGGCAGGAGAACCCACGGTCCGCCTGGGGCGTCGGGCTGGAGGTCCATAACGACATCCTGCGACCTGATTAGACGGTCGAATCGATCTGCGGAAGTGCGCTGATTTTTAGTGAGCGCAGGGTCTCCGAGTTGCCGACGCAGAAATGCATAAAGATCACGCGCACGATTCAGGTGAATGAATTCACCCCGGCGCGTTTCTGTCGAAGGCCACGCAGCTTCGAGGATTTCCTTTGCCACAGTTCGGAAAGGTGCACGCTTAATGCCCATGCCCTGAAGTCGCAAATTGACAGCCTGCACGGTAACGCCGAACATCTCGGATATTTCCTTATCGGAAAATCCGTTCCTGTAGAGCTTCAGCAGCTCTGGGTTGTCCGGCAGTTTCGTCATTTTTTCCGAGTCCTGTCAGTGCGGTTTCATCACTGGGCGGTCAGTGAGTCTGGTTTCATCACTGGGCGGGCATGGGTGGTGCGATGTTGAGACAAGCTACAGCCTGCGCCGCCACAGTTTCAAGCCCTATCCACCCAGCGACCTGGGGCGGAGGAACATCACACCTTGAGACTGTGACGTCAGTCTCACTTCCCCCAACTCGTGTCACAGACCTACAGGTTTGACACCGACATCCTTAGTGAGAGAGCGAGTGAAACGAGCGAACGAACGACCAAGACAGTGTTGAAAAAAAGTTCTTGTCTACTTGACTGTAGACAGACTCTAAAAAGTCATACTTATTCATAGACATCTCCTGTTGACCTCTCTGTTGAGCGTGACCTGCTCCAGATGAGCCGTCCGGGAGACGGCCCCGGCTGCCAGACCAGAACCCGGCCGGGGCCTCAGACCTCAGGGAGGGGACATGCCCAGGGCCAAGACGATTTGCCTGACCACGGGTTGTCTCACCCCAGCCGTTCGAGACGGCCGCTGCGGAGAACACCAGCTCCGGAAGAGCTGGGATAGAACATCTGCTCGAAATGCTTCGAGGCCCCCTGACTGGTCGAAGCGGAGGACCAGGACTCTCGCTCGGGACCGGTTCACCTGCCAGCAGTGCGGGGCGAGGGAGCACCTTGAGGTGGACCACATCGTCCCGGTAGCCCGCGGAGGTTCGTGGGAGCTGGACAACCTTTGGGTTCTATGTCGGACCTGCCACAAACGGAAGACCTACGCCGAACGTGGCGATAGCTAAGCAAATAACCCACCCGGTCCCTTGAGGGCCGGGTTTTTTCATTCCTTAGAACCCAGGAGGCCCTATGGCAGCGCGTGTAGCGATCCCGGTAACCACGTCCGATCGAACGGGAGTCAGTGTTCCGGCTGCGGTCCCCGGTGACGCAACGAACTTCAACTCTGTGGTCAACAGCGGTTCCACGATCCTGCTCGTCAAGAACACGGGTGCCACGACCCACACGTTCTCCGTCCATCTGGATCGAACGGTGGATGGCTTCGCGCCGGCACCTCGCACCAAGACCCTCGCGGCTGGTGAGACCCGGATCTTCGGCCCGTATGCAGTGGCCGACTACGGCCCGATCCTCCACGTCGACGTGGACAACGCCGAGCTGACGATCCAGCCGTTCCGCATCTAATTCATTCCTTCCGGAGGTTCCCCCATGCCTGCCCAGTGCAACGGCCGATGCTTCGACTGCCCCTATGACTTCTGCGTCCCCGAGACGACGTCACGGCGGCCGAGCAAGGCAGAGGAGCGCAACGGATGGCGCCAAGAGGCGCTGTTCGAGCTGGAAGAGCTGGGGGACCTCTACGGGATCGATCCCCAGGCGGTGAGACTCCCATGACGCGAGGGCCCAAGCCCAAGGACAACGCCATCAGGCGCAACAAGCACGAGCACGCACAGACGCTCTCTGGTGCGTCTACCGAGGGCCGTGCCCTCCCTCCGGGCCTCGGCATCAAGACTGCCGGCGCCAAGAGGTTCTGGAAGACCTGGGCGACATCGCCACAGGCGGCCCGGTGGGCTGAGACCGACTGGGCAGAGCTTGAGATCACGGTGAAGCTCGTGGACGCCTTCTATGCCGGTGACACCAAGCTCGCGGGCGAGATCCGTCAACGCGTCGCCAAGTGGGGCGCGACCACAGAGGACCGCGCTCGCTTGCGCATGTCCATCGAGGACCAGGACCAGGACCAGGCCGAAGAGTCGGCCGCGGCTGAGTCCACCACCACAGACCTAGATGAGGAGCTGTTTCGACTCCTGAGCGACTGAATAGAGGTGAACGCCCTTGCAGACAGGCAATCTGCCCGAGGGAGTTCCCTCCCCCAAGGAAACGCTCGGATACGAAATCATCCGCTGGGCTCAGAAATACATTGTCCAGCCTGACGGCGAACGAGCCGGTGAACCTTGGCAGTTCACTAAGGAGCAGCTTCGCTTCGTCTTGTGGTTCTACGCCATCAATCCCGATGGCACATGGAAGTTCTCGGCCGGCACCCTGCGCCGGGCCAAGG